CACATCAAGTCTAAGCAAAAGCCCGTTAAATGATATGTTATAATGTAACTACTATTAATAGTAAATTTTAGAGGTTATTATGGCTGTTGAAGGCTCACTCGGAACGACGTTCCACATTTCGGCTGGGATTCCAGCCACAGAAGACCAAGCGGGTTACGAGGCGCTGACTTTTACGAAGGTTGGCGAGATCACTACGCTTGGTGAAATCGGCGGAGTGTGGAATAACGCTACCGCTACGCTATTAGAAACTGGAACAATTATCAAGCGAAAATCATCGCGAGATAACGGTGATCTAAGCATGCAGATGCTAAAAGACACTACTGATGCCGGTCAGATTATTATGCGTGCAGCTGAGGATTCTCGTGACCCGTACTCTATTAAGGCTGTAGAGCCTGACGGCACATCTCATTATAGTCAAGCGCTTGTTAATTCTTATCGAGTTGCAACTAACACCGCTGAAGATATGAAGTTTGCTAATGCTGATGTTGCGGTTACTGCGGATTGGGTTGAAGTAGCGGCTCCTTAATTCTCCTGCACCACCTTGCCCTACTTCGGTAGGGCTTTTTTGTTTGTGATACAATGCGGATTCATTTGTAGGAGAATAGAAAATGAGCATAAATAATTATAGTGACGAACAACTATTAAAAGAGCTATTAAAAAGAAACAAACCAAGCGCAGGCCCAAAAAAAAAACAGTATATGTTGATAATGTTCTTGAATCTGTGATTGGTATCGGAAATGATAATGCAGCAACAATTAGATTGTTTGCTGATGACGAAAAGAAATTGCGCGAGCTTGGAGAATAGAAAAATGCAACCGTTATTCGAGTTAAATTACACGAAGCTGGCTGAAACGCCGTTTGAAGTTGTGCTTGAACATCCCGAAACTGGCGAGAAGTTAGAAGACAAAAAAACCGGCGATAAAATGTTCTTTCTAGTCTACGGCATGGACTCAGAAGTCTATCAGAACGCCAGAAAGCGAGAGCTGTTCACTAAGCTAGCGAAAGAGCAAGACAAAGGCGAAGGCAAACTTACTGTTGAGGAAATGCTAGCGAACTTCGAGTCTAACGAAGAGATGACGCTGGAGACGATTGCAGCTTGTACGGCAGGCGGTAAGTTGCTAGGTGTTGATCCCGAAAAACCAGACGAGTGGGTAGACGTAACTAAGGAAAACGCGCTTGACATGCTTAAGCTGATCAAGTGGATTCCTATCCAAATCAACACAGCGATACTTGATCGATCTAACATCGTGGCAAAACATAAAAAAAAATAGACATAGTTGAAGCCGGTCTGCGCGTAGATCGGCTTTACTCTTCACTTGCAGTCGATCAAGACGAGCGAAAAAAACTCATTACTTACACTAAGCAGCGCGCCTACTACGACTCATTCAAGCCTAAACCGCAGAAACCACATCCTGATTACAAGCCACAGAGCCGAGGATTAGATGGCGAAGATATGCCAGACGGCGGTCAGTATCTGTATCTTTTTGAGCTAATCAATTACAACGTCGGAATGTGCAGGATTGGAGCAAATGGCTTAGAGTCAATCGGATGGCCTGATCTGGAATCGTGGAGCAACATGAGTGGCTATGACTTGCAGCCGTTTGAAGCCAAGCTAATGATCGACATCAGCAACGCCTACGTTAATAAATTCAGAAATTCTAACTTCTCAAAAGACGCTTTTCCAGAGTTCATCGACATTGAAAAAGCGCGTGCCAGAACGAATGCCAAGGTGAAATCTATCCTACGCTAGCATGTTATAATGTAGCATAAATCAAGCGAGCGAGCGCCATGCAAGATATAGCATCAATAGGGTTTTCAGTCGACACATCTCAGTTAAAAAAAGGTCAGGTCGAGCTTGATAAGCTGGCTAAGTCTGGCGTTACTGCACAAAATACTATTGATGAGTTTGGCAATAAATTACGAAGAGCTGATGTTAATGCTGGCAGATTTATAGACTCTGCTGGGAGAATGCGTGAAGCTAATGGCGATTTTGTAAATAGCTTAAATAGATCAACTGCCGCTGCAAGAGATACAACTTCATCACTTATTAATATGACGTCCGTCATTACTGCGCTCGCTAGCAGTACGGCTGTGTCGCAAATCGTTCAATACTCAGACGCTTGGACTGGCGCACAAAACCAGCTGAGAATGGTTACTGGCTCTACAGAAGAGCTGGCAGACGTTACAGAAGAGTTGATGAAAGTCGCAAACGGTACTCGCTCATCGTTTGAAGCCACTTCTACTCTGTACTCGCGTCTTGCTCGTTCAACTACTGAACTCAACCTAAGTCAGTCTGATTTACTCGGCCTTGTAACGACTATAAACCAGTCGTTTGCTACAAGCGGGGCGACTGTTGAAGAGGCGTCGGCTGCTATTACTCAGCTATCGCAAGGATTGGCGTCTGGCACATTACGAGGCGATGAGTTTAACAGCGTATCAGAGGCTGCTCCGGGCATAATGCGCGCCATTGCCGACTCGCTTAAGATGACGACTGGCGAACTAAGGGAGTTTGCTGCTGAAGGTGGAATTACTGCCGAGATAGTTGTTAATGCACTTAAGGGCGCTGCTGATTCAATAGAGAACGATTTCGGAAAGGCAGTCGCGTCATTTGCTGGCAATATAGCTGAAGCAAGAAACAATCTCTTAGAGTTCGTAGGGACTAACGAAACCATATCATCATCGGTTTCTGGTCTTGGCGACTCCATAGTATTCCTATCCGAGAACATGGACGGCTTAGTTGCTGTAGGCACAGTATTAGCATCGGTTTACGGGGTAAAGGTTGCTGGGTCTTTGTATGCTGCCGCTGCCGCAAGGGTTGCTAATACCAACGCTGCTGCCGCTGAAGCGAAAGCTGAGCTGGCGGACGCTGCGGCTTCTGAAAAAGAGGCAGTGCTTAACGCAAGAAACACGGCTGCTATCTTAGCCCAAACAGAGGCTCGCGTTAAAAATATGCGCGCAATACAATTGCAGTTCGGTATAACTAGCGGATATCAAGCAGCAAGAACAGCGTTAGCGAAAGCTAACCAAGCGAATATAGGTGCTGAGTTGGCGGCTGCTGCTGCAACAAACAGAAGAACCGCAGCAATGGCTGCTGCAACCGCTGGAACAGGAATACTAACAACAGCTACCACAGCACTAGGTAGAGCCGTATCCTTTCTTGGCGGACCAGTCGGAATACTAGCAATTGCTGCAACTAGCATGTACATGTATTCCGAAGGCGCAACTCAAGCGGAGTATGCATCAAAGCGTGTTGCAAAAGAGGTTAAAAACCTATCAGGCGCTTATAAGACGCTTAGCGAAGCACAGTTGGTTAATGAGATGACTAGGCTTGCAATTGAGCTTCAAAAGGTTGAGACAAAAATGTCTGAATCTAAAGAGGCTAGCGATGCATTTGCTAATTCAGTAGGCTTGCTTGGAGGTGTTGGCGTACAAACAGCAAAAACAGCCGCTGCCGCTGGTGATGCTGCAAAAAAACATACAGCGCTAAAAGCCGCGCTTGAGTCAGTTGGTAATCAATATAAATTACTAAAGAAAGCAAAAGAAGAAGATGAGGTTGTTACAACATCGTCAACTAAATCCACAAGAGATCTAACCAAATCAGCGAAAGCGTACCTTGAATCTCTGAAAGATGAAGTGGCCATGTTCGGCAAATCATCTTCTGAGATTAAGCAATACAACGCCCTTAAAGTAGCGGCAACGGTTGCAGGCACTGAACTAGCTACTGCTATTGAAGCAGAGTCCGAAGAACTAGCACGACTAACAGAAGAGCAAGAAGCGGCTAAGGTTGCTGCTGAAGAGTTCAAGAAAGCGCAGGCTGAAGCGGCTAAGGAAGCTGAGCGACTAGAGCGAGAATACGAGCGCACGTTTGAATCAATCAGTGACAATATCACTGATGTGATCATGGACTTTGAAAGCCTAGGTAGTGTTGCTACTAGCATTGCTAAGCAGATAGCATCGTCATTCATTCAGAACAAAGTAGTCAATCCGCTTCTAGGTGGTATCGGATTGCCCGGTGCGCCTACTGGCGGAACTGGTTTGTTCAGCAGTGGGGCCGGAGGCATAGGCAGTCTAGCTAACTCGTTCGCTATGTCAGGAATGGGTCAAGGTCTTGGTCTTAGTACTTTAGGAGGCGCTCAGCTTGCATCACAGTACGGGCTAACTACCGGCGTTGCTAGTACTGCATCATCATTGACTGGCGCAGGCTCGCTGTTTACTAGCGCCATGCCTTGGCTTGCTGGCGGGCTGGGCGTGATAGGCGCGCTTGCTGGCATGTTTAAAAAGCCTTCGGATAAGACACAATCTCAAGCGTTAAGCTTATCAACCGGTAATCTAACATATAGCGGACTGACCGGCAATAAATTCAGTCAAGATAACCTAGACGCTGCAACTGCCATGTCTAACTCTATCGCGTCGCTGGTTCGCGTGATTGAATCTGACACCGGTCAGACTCTAGCGGGTGGTGTTCAGTCAACCGTTGGCGGTCGTGACGGGGTAAGAATACTTTATTCTCAACTTGGCATTGATACCAGTCTATCAAAAGATATGAATGAAGCGGCGGCTGAGTTCGTGGTAAGCGGGTCTGATGCTACAGAAGTGCTGAACGAAGCTGCATCTAAGTTTGCTGAGCTTGCTGGTTTTGATCTGTCTCCTTATGAGAGCCTATTAGAAACAACTGATAGTATTGGCACAGGTTTAGAAGCAATCTACACGGCCGGTCAGTTTTTTGGCGAGACGCTCGATCAATTAGAGCAATCATTCAGAGATAACGCGCTCGAAGGCGAGACGTTCGAGGCGGCGTTTGGCCGTGCCATTCAGCAAGCATCCGCTGATATGCAAGAGTTTATTGCGTCGATCAACGGCACGTTTAGCGCAATTGCTGGACTGTCAAGCTTTGCTACGTCTGTTCGTGAAGACATGCTTGCAGATGATGAGCTTTATAAAAAGCTGAAAGGCACTGCTGACGAGTTAGGCGCATCAATATTATCGCTTACAGATCCTGATGAGATCACGAAAGCTGTCAACGAGTACACCGCACTATCTCAGCGCGCATGGGGTTTGCTTGATGAGTCGCAACGTAACCGGCTTGGCGAGGAGTTTGCTTCTGCGCTTGAGTCTGTTCGAGATGACGCTAGTAGAAGAACAGACGAGCTAATAGAACAAGAGACGCAGAATCTAAGCAGTGCAGAGGCGTTTTCTGCTAGTGCCGAAGCGATGGCGCAAAACGCTGATAAATTCACTAGCGCTGTAGATATGTTTGCTGAATACGTTCAAGAGTTGCGGTCAATCAACTTCTCACAAGGAACGGAATCGACATATGCTAACTAGCAATACAGAGACTAACGAACAGCTAAACAAGACGGTAACGTATCCGGTCTATTTGATTAAATCGGAATACGGCGATCAGTTGTATAACTCAACTGGTGCCAGCCTTACAGCGCTAGGCCAAGATTGGATTAGTGGCGGCATAGATATAGGCGGAGCTACAGACTGGCAGACGTTTAATTTCACACTTGACAACTCAGATTACAGTCTGACTACATCTCTACAGTTAGCAGAATACCGAGGCGCTGAGGTTGAGGTTTGGATAGCAATAATAAAACCGTCTCAATATTACAACTGGGGAGTTTTTGAACCCGGTGTGTTTGAACCCGGCGTATTCGAGACTGAATCAGTAATACCGCTTGAAGTGGTTAACACGTTTAAGCTGTTCAAAGGCGAGTTTGACTCGGTGCAAGGTGCTGCGTCACCTGCGCCAAAACTAACTGCAAAACGAATAAACATTGACACGACATTCAGCCCTAGGCAGCGAATGACTGCACCGTTATTCAACCACCTGCCAGCGTCCGGCACTGTGGTAGAATTAGGAAATGAAACTTTGGTAATAGAATAATTATGGCAGACATTCCAGTTAAGTTTAATCAAGACGGATCATCAAGCAGAACTCCTGTCAATCGCGGCGGTCGAACGCTGTCGTATGCGCAAAGTGGAAAACCTCGGATCACTGCGGCTTACGCTGATCAGCGCTTTGAGTTTGAGCTTGTATATCTGCTTCTTAGTGAATCAGAAATGCAGGAATTGGACGATTTTTATCGAGCTAACGAGTCGTTAGACGTTACGTTTCAATACGTTCATGATGGCGGTAACACGTATAGCGGTTATTTCATTGACTTGCCTAGTATTGATAGGCAGGGGCCTGATATTTACAACGTGACGTACCATCTCACAGCTCGGAGAATCATCTAATGGCATTGCCGTTACCCGCATGGGTAAGCCGGATTCAGAATGGCGGCAATAAGCTCGCTGCTTCGCGGATTAATGATATACAGAAGCCGCGGCGCAAGGTTACGATCAATGGACAGAACCAGACGCTACCTATTGTATACGGGCGTAATCAGCTAAGTGGCGGGTTTTGGGCGGCAACTCCGGTTAATGACGGTGTTAACGATATATACGCTGTGTCTTGGGCTTGGCAAGAGTGCGAAGAGATTGAGGCGCTATACATCAATGGTGAGCTAAGCAGCACCTATGCAGGTGTCACAGTAACGCATTATCTAGGAACCGAGACACAAACCGCAGATCCTACGCTAGCCGCTAACATAGCTGGCTATGCTGATGATCTTAAAGGGGTTGTTTATAGCGTAATAGTTATCCCCGTCGGAACTTCAGGCATTGCATCTGCGCCTCAGTTTTCAGTTACAATGAAAGGCCGTAAAGTTTACGATCCACGAACCGGATTAACTCAGTACAGCACAAATACCGCTCTATGTCTAGCTAACTTTATATCGAGCACGGTTTACGGCGAAGGAAAGACCGTTGTCGGTATTGAGGAGTGCGCGAACTTCTGCGACGAAGAGTTCAACGGTGTTAAGCGCTGTCAGCTTGGCCTTGATATTAGAACGCCTCGAAAATCACGCGAATGGACTATGGTTATAGGTGAGTATGCAGAGTGCTTTGTCATTGAAGAAGGCGACGAAATACGCATAAAGCCGGACACGAAAGAAGCTGTATCTAAATTCATAACAGACGATGACGTTGTAGGCAACATATCAGTAAACGTCGGGTCTATAACTAACTCTCCTACCGTCGTGGAGTTTCGCTACACCAAACCGCTTGGCGGCGTTGGTGCATGGCCTCAACCTACGATCACACGCGAGTTTCCAGACGTTGGAGGCGGTGTTGGACGGGTGTTGTCGTCTGTTGTTATGGAAGGCGTGTTCACTGAAGACGAAGCAAACCGAAAAGCAGAGTCTAGGCTACGTCGCGGACAGCTTAGCACTACATATTCATACGAAGGGTTTGATGTAGAAGTCCTAACGCAAGTTGGCGACGTTATACTATTGCTTAGCGATAGACAAAAAATCATTCAAGAGGTTCGGGTAACTGGTGTTGAGCTTATCGACATAGGCCGATATCGCGTTCACTGTTCGCGTTACGATGAGTATGCATATCCTGATTCCGTTACACCTCCGGCGTCAACGGGTCAGATACAAGAGGGGATGATATTGCCTATGCTGTCTGGCTTGGTTCCGGCTGGATGGTCTGAGTTTGCCGCTGCTAATGACAAGTATCTGTTAGGCAGTAACGGAGCAGGTGCTGGCGTTTCTGGCGGATCAGCAACGATTGATATTAACGGAACAACTACAATAAACGGCGCGCACTCTGGCAATATACCATTCTATGTCCGCAAGTCTAGCGAACCGGGCGTTAATGAGTTTTACCCGGTGGATGACGCGCAAATCACAACAGGCGACCATGCTCACACGTACAGCAAAACAGGCGTTGTTGTTCAGCCGTTATCGCGTGAATCTAAGCTGATCATCAAAGGGTCAGGATCGGTATCATTTATTCCAAACAACTGCGGCGTATTTTCTAATCAGGCGATCAATAGTCCTGATATTGACCAAGTCAGCACGTTCATAGGAAGGGTTTTTAAAGCTGCGTCAGACTGGGCTAATACAGGCGCACAGTCAAAGATTGAATATATAACAACCGCTGCAAACGGCGGGCACAATCACGGGCTTAGCGGAGATACGCTAATACCGTACCCTCCGTCAAATAACTTTGATTATCTGCAAAACCAAGACCATACACATCAACTAACAGCTACGATTACGCCAAAAATGCTTAGGCATAGGCTGTATATGTACTCGGGCGCTGAAGACTTCACTGTACAGCCGGGCATGATTGTTGCTACTACGCTGACATCGTCGTTTGCTGGTTGGGTTGACTGCGACGGCACAAACGATACTCCAGACCTAAACGGGAAATACATCGAGTTTGCATCAGGCTCTAACATTGACACAACAACTGGCGACAATACAGTATCAGTCAGCGGGTTAACAGACACACGAAACTCACACAATCACGTGGGTAGCCAGATAAGCCCTTCAGGTGATCCATATGAACCTGTGTTGACGTATCACAGCGAAAATTCAGGCGACCACGACCACGCGGTTAACGACACTTTTTCATACACTGCACCGTTCTACACAGTGCGGTTTCTAATGTACACGGGGGCTTGATAAATGGCATTAGTAAGACATACAGGACTTGGCAGGCCGATTACTGGCGCTGAGTACGATTCAAATAATAACGAGTTTCCAAACAAGTTTGCAACTATTGCCGATTTAAAGGCGGCAACATGGTTTCAGATCGGGCAGGTCGTTGCAGTTGAAGAATATCACGCTGGCGTAGGCGGTGGTATGTTGTTTGGCCGCATTGTCGCTGGCGGAACGGGTACAGATGATGGTGGATCTTATATTGATCTGACTGCAAGCGGATTTCAATTTAAGCAGAATTTTCCAGCAATCATTCATACTAAAATGTTCGGTGTTGGGTTGACGGATGATACATCTGAACTACTCAACGCAATCATTTATGTTGATTCTCTCGGCGGCGGCACTATCTCTAACGCGGGTCATCAGCTCAAGCTGTCAAATATTACTGAAATCAGATCAAATATCACTCTGTCAGGAGGCAGTGCAGTTGCTATTGGCAACGGATGGGTAGGAAATACAGCGAATGCAGATACTGAGACCAAGGGTCTTCCGTTGTTTTCTATCAACAATAGAACGGATGCGCACATTGTCGGAATGGAAATTGATTGTGGCATAACAACAATTGATCCTATTAATCAGGATGTTGCTGCTGCTGGCATATACATAAACAACAGTGATCGCTCAGACGCTAATGATAACATTATCACGCATTTCAATGGCTACGGTTTGTTGACAAAAACTAAAAACACTGATGCACATTATGAGAGCAATATTGTTTCGCAATGGCTGTGGGGAGAGAAAGGGTGGTTTGACGTATCTGCGCGAACAGCCGACGGCATATGTTGTCACACGGCGGATGGTCAATGGATTGGAAATATTGCGTTCTATTGTCGTTATCCGTTCCATCTTAATAACTTCTTTAATGCTCAGTTTGTTGGAAATCATCCGTACAACGGGTCTGATGAGTCGGCTAATCTTCCTAATGTACTTATCGGGGACAACTGTGTAAACAGTATATGGACAAACACGTATTTAGATAACGGATATGTAGAGATTAGAAACCCTAGAAACTCATTTGTTCAATCTAAGCTGACTAAATCGGCGGCATCATCACATACTGATGCGTTCAGGGTTTATGCATCGTCAGTTAATGATGACCTTAGCGGGTTGCATATTACAGACACGCACGGCATATACCCTCCAAATCTAGTAAGCTGGTTTGAAGAAGGCGGCAATACTTTCGCTGATTCAATACGTGCAAACATTTGCAATAATACAGAAGTCGGAAGCAAGACGACGAAAAGCACAAAAGGTGTCGTTACGTTTGATGTTAACGCTGCTTCTATGACTGATTTAGGTGGCAATCTTCGCGGTTATGCTCTTGATTTGGCTGGAAGCCTAATAAAGCCAGACGCTTACACTGTGTTGTCTGTAACGACAGAAGACCGAGAAACGACCGGAACGATTAGAACAATGTCAACATCATATCGACGCAGATCGTTTTCTGATGATACGATTTTCGATTTTGTTACACTGTTTGATGATACTCCAAGCAACATTAGAGTAATCATTCAATTTAATCAAGGACAATACTAATGAAAAAACTAATACTAGCGCTAGGGCTTATTGCCCTAGCGGGTTGCTCAAGTAATGCGAGCAAAGAAAAAATAGCAGCTCAAGAGCGGATTGCTAACAAACAGATCGAACAAAAAACACTAACGTTTAGCTGTACTGTTTGCGAGAATTTGATTATTGAGTTTAATGATCCGAGACGTGAAGTTAATATCCCAAAAGACACAAACGGGTGGGACTTCGCCAACAATCTCGTTAACAAAGCAACGGGGATTGCTCCGTGGATTGCTGTTAGCAATATCGCCGTTCAGGGTATGAAATCTGCGGGTGATAATGTATCGGGATCAAATAATAGTGATAGTTCATACACTGGAGACGTGATAGACGATAGCTCTAGTCATATCACTGACTCGTATAACGCAACATCTACGCCGACGGTTGTTAATCAGCCTGAGCCAGTTGTTGTAGCGCCAACGGTTATCACGCCGTAATGAAAGAAGCCCTCACTTAGAGGGCTTTGTTTTTTTAGAACGGGATATCGTCGTCGAAGTCGTTTGTTGGTGCTTGCTGTTGAGGCTGCGCTTGCTGTTGGCGCTGCGGCTGTTGTTGAGGCTGGCTGTTTGAGTTGTCACCCTTAGCACTAGCTAAAGTGATGCTGGCAACGTTACAAGTTAGAACAGTTTTGTTATTACCGTCGTTATCTTGATACTCGCGACTACCCAACTCACCGCTAACCATAACGGTTTGCCCTTTTGTTAAGTATTGCGGAAGCCCACCTTCTGCGCGCTTACCCCATAATGAGCAATCAACCCATAATGTTTGCTCTCGATCTCCATAGCCTGACTTTACAGCTACAACGAAGTTTGCAACTGTTGAGCCGCCAGCTTGATTTACTTTAACATCACGGCCTAGATTGCCGCTAAATGTGAATACGTTCATTAAATATCATCTCTTGATGTTGATTGTGGTGGCGCTGCTAAAGTCTCGTTAACTTCTGCAACTGCCTTTTCTGGTTCTTTTTTTGAAAGATCACTGAAATACTGACTTGCTTTGAAATCTCCTGATTTAATGCTATTGAATACGCCAGATAAATCAACGATAGCATCTGAATCAATCAGGCTGATCTCATGGCCTAGATATTTTTCAATCATGGATTCAGTTACGCCAATTTTACCGAATGCGGCAATCATCTTACGAATACGATCACCGATTGGCTCATCGGAACCGCCTGCTAGTGTCTGCTTAACGACCGCAACAGCATCTTCAACAATGTAGTCAGGAATAGCGGCTAGCATTGTAGCACGTTGGCGACGTGTTCCGTTGTTTGCAGTCAGCTCGTAAATGTCGCGCTGATCTGTTAGCTTTTTAGTACTTCCGCCAGCTTTTCGCTCGTGCTTTACTGCGAAGTTTTTAACGAACACAGTATTCGTTTCATAATCCCAAGTGTAGGCCATCATTTCTGACTCGCCGTTACGCTGCGACAGCTCTTTTAATCCAGTTTCGCAGTTACCCCAGCATCGAATAAGCATTTCAGCCATTCTGATGGATGGGCCGCTGACTTGCTGGCCTCCTTTTGGGTAGCTATACAATGCTGATTTAGCGAAGGCCATACGTCCGCAAGCTTGAATGATTTTGCTATACGCTTCGTTTTCATTGCGAGGAAACTGCTTTGCTACCTGCATTTTACCCAGCGCCTCAGCAACTGCGCGAGACTGCTCAGTCAGTGCCGTTCCTGCATTTACAGTTGTTCCGCTTTGCATTCCCTGATGTGTTGGCATCGGCGGTGGTGCTTGCTGTATCGTGTTCATCTCATTCCCCTGTTATTTGATAGCTCATTGTATCAGAGTGGGTTGTTATTGCAAGTAATCATATGTATCACCAAGAGCATTTCTTGCCTCTATTTGCCACCAAAGCAAATCTATATTCTTATCAAAACAAGCTATTTTCGCTAATGATTTTTCTAGCATTTCAATTCGATCTGCGGCTTCTAGCATTATTGGCGATGGTAAAATCATATCTTTAGAAGCTGTCCCGCTGAAATCAGTCCATCCAAATTCAGGCTCGCCGTTCACAATGGGGCCGATTGGGTATTTGCATCTCAGTCTGTTTGGTATGTCACTCATCTTGAATATCCTTGTTATTTAAGATATGTCTAAAGCTTTCATGGCTTTTCTAACAGTTTCGCAGCTTTGCTCTTCTGCTGGAAGTGGTAAATCTATATCACCATATCTTTCGCAATACTCTGTAACAAATTCGTTAAGAGCGTCCTCCATTATAATGGATTGTCTTTTAAAATCGTCCATTGTCCATTCGTCTGGGCGACGAGTCCTAAATGCTTCTAGTGCTTCACTTAGTTTCATTTGCATTTATCATCATGTTAACTTTTTGTTATTTATAACTGTTCCAGCGCGACGCTCGATGTGTTGGCTACCCTTCTTAGGGCTCTTCTTAATCTGATAATTGTGTTTTTCTGATCAATTATTTGATTGGTCATTTCTTGTTGTGATTTAGCTGTCCAAGTTCCGTTTGGAACTGTTCTTGACATTAAAACGCCGTCGATTATTTTTTCTTCGTAGTACATAGTATATTCCTCTTGTTTAATACGAATGCCATTTATTGATCCTCGCTACTTTGGTAAATAAGCTCGCAATTATTTGCAAATATTTTCATTTTCCAATATGGGTGACAATTTGACGGTCGCTTATCACCATCGAATAAAACGTTTAGGTTAGCTGAGCTATTTCCTCCAATTATTTTACCTTTCCTTCCGTCAACTTCGCATCTTTGATTTTTCCTTATATTAGGCAATCCTCTGTAATCTGATACTAAATCAATGGCTTTTTGTGTATTCCAGTTCATCTTCACTCCTCCATCCACTTGCCATAACTTGACCACGGCGCTGCGGTCAATGCTTTAGCTCGCGGTTCGTAGGCTGTATTATCTCCCTTGCTTTGCCACTCTGTCAATAGTTTTTTAGCGTATGCGCGTTTTTTATGACCGATCTCGATAAACTCGCTGTCTGGAATCATGATGTTGACTGCATACGGCGGTTTAGGCTCGATAGCGATAAATCCGAATGTTTGCAGCGGGCGATCTACTTCATGACTAACAGCAGAGTAATGCGCGGCTTGCAGGTCGTAGTGATAGCGTGCGGCTTGTTTAACAAAACCTTCGTCTGATGCGTCAACGGTTTTCTTTAGATCAAACGCATACCAATGATCACCGGCCTTGAACATCATATCCATTCGGCACTTATCTTCATTGCCGATCATAGATACCTCTTTTTCCATAACGTCTGGCGTTGTGAATGCGTATAGCAGCCACTGAAATAGGTATTCGTCTTGATTGCGCTCTATCTCGTAACGTGCGCCTACTTCAAGATGATTTATCAGTGATTTATACATTTCCTCGTATTTCGTATACTCGTCGTACGGTAGCGCTACGCGAGGCTCGCTAGCTATTGCGTGCTGCTTTTCAATCTCTGGCAAATACTGGCCTTTCCATCCGTTGTCAACCAGTCGCTGGTATAGGTCAGACGATGAGCCAGACTTAGAAAGAACACCCCTATTAGGTGCGCTGTTGATTTGCTTGATTAGTTTTTTTATCTCGGTCGTGTTAATTTTTGAGATGTCAGATACGTGCGCTAGGTGATCCGGCGAGTCATGCATTACCTGCTCAATCAGTGATTCAAGATTACCCGTTAGTGGCAGATTTGGCAATCGCGTCTCGTTAATCTCATCAATAGCCGTTTTTAGCTGATCAACCGATGTTAGCGCGTCGGGATAATCATCTGGATTAATACCGCACACGTATTTTGATAAGAATAACTCCCGCTCTAGTATGAACTCATGAACCATGAGCCCTTCGTCTGTCGCCTTGGTTGACTTACTAGGCGTAAGCGCATGTTTGGGTGACGTATCGCATACGCGCTTCAACACGCTAGCGCTGTGCTTCGGTATTGCGCGGTATTCCTTTTGCGGCATTGTTGTTGTGATCATTGTTGCATATCCTTATCTGGCACATCTAGCCAACCTTTGATTTCACTATGCTTGGCGTACTCAGTGAAAAACCCTGAGTCATGCTTTCCATCACACAATGAAACCTCAAGATTGGCGTAAACAAATTCTTCTTGATAGTCATTCCATATTGCCATAACTAACCAAGGAAGTCCAACGTCTGCTAGGAAAAGCCTGTCTTTAGGTGCGGTTTCTGGTGGGTTCATCCTTCATCTCCATTTGTGTCAATCTGTTAGCGATTATCTCACGATAGACAACTTTCGTCACTGGGTTTTTGGCTCGTTCGTATTTTATGAAGAGTTCGCCGATTGGTGTTGTTTTGTTCTTGCTCATTCCCGCAATCCTAGCTCTTTTGCTTTAACTTCTAGTACGTTCCAGACATCTATGTCAATTCTGGATTGTTTCCAGTCTGTTTTTGATGTTGTGAGTTTTGAGGTTCCAGTTGGATAGAAACCCTCTATAGCTAGGTCATTTAAATGCATCCGGTGCCAAATATTAATCAAATCCTCCTCTGAATCTATATCAATCTCAAGCTTAAATGGCTTGAATTTATGCTCTTCCTTAATCTCGATGATTCTTGCTTTGCTCATTGTGTTTTCCTCTCTGCCTGATAAAGCCTGATCAATGGTTAAAAGTTTTTCTGGGTTATCAAAAGATAAACCACTGCCGTGGTATATTTTTCCGTGGAAAATACCAACATAGGGATGATTCATCCAACTGGCGGCATAAGGGTATTCCCCTGAACCAAAACCTTGACTTTTAATTTTCTGACATAATTCATGATATGATTCTTTAGTTAAATCTTCTGATCTTAAATGATGTCCGTTTTCAAGCTTCATAATAATATTCCTTGTATTGGTTGTTTTATTCATCAGTCCAGCATGTGCCATCAGCAATTTTATAAGTAACATGCATGTCTTCAATTACTCTAATTAGCTTGAGCTTGCATATTCCCACCTTTCCGCTGAAAGCTAGCACGTCTTTTAGGTAGTGCTTACACTCTCCGCACGGTCGAGAATCAACAGCGAATATTTTCTCGCCGCAACTTTTACACCAATAGCCTTTTTCATTAGTTCGGCCTTGCGTTACGGTATGCTCGCACCCATCAAGTCTGTCAACGTCAATCCTATTGCTGGTTTCCACTTGCTCACTTATTTTGTGTGACATCTCAGGACTCTTTATTCCAGTCTGACCAAACGACCATATAGGTTTCATAGTTACTCTCCTCTTATTTAACCGTCTTTAATGCATTTTCAGCTAATCTCTGGCTCCATTCGAACCAAGCTGAGATTCGTAACTGTACTTTTTCCCGTCTGGCTTTTCAATTAAAGGCAAATTCCAATCACGCACAATCTCTAAAGCCTTTCTCATTCGTCTGTTTTCGATAAGTAATTCATTTTGTTCTTCTAGTGTTAGCATGATATTTCCTCTTGTTTGTTTTGATGCCTTATCGACACCACCCACTATCCCACACATCACCCCATCAGTCAACCCTGTTACAAAAATAAATTCTGTGACACGGTTGTAACAAAAAGCGTGACAGAAGAAAGTCAGCTATCATGCGGCCTGTAGACCGATGTCTACAATGTTACATATATATTTTAAAATATATATGTATATATAAGAGTATCTATATCTATGTTTACCTCTCTATATATGTCTATTTTTCCCGTAACAGCGTAACTTAGGGGACACTACGCCTACATGCCGCGTATTTACTGTTTTCCACATGCCACGGTTGGTTATTATGAATGTGTGACATGTTACAAAAATAGGTTGTTTTTCGTAGGCAGAGGTGGTAAAGTATGAAATTAGGAGGGAATTAATGAATGAAAGAGATAAAATTACGAGACTATCAACAAAAAGCAGTTAACGAGATAGAGGAAGCATTCAAGCGACATCAGAACGTATTGTTCGTGCTCGCTACGGCTGGCGGCAAAACTTTCACTTTCAGCTACATAGCCAGACAACACGGCGCCAACAGTGAAACTGTTATGATAATGGCGCATCGTTCAGAGCTGATCAGTCAAGCCAGTTTATCGTTGGCTATCATTGGCGTTCGTCATCAAGTGATAGCTCCTAAGCCGCTTGTGTCTAAGATAAAGATGCTGCACTTGGAAAAACTTAGTGAGATTTACGTTGACCCTTTTAGTCACGTTAGCGTTGGCAGTGTGCAAACTATCGGACGGCGGCTTGATAAGCTAAACAAGCCTGATCTGCTTATCGTAGATGAAGCGCATCACTCTACAGCTGGACTTTGGAAAAATGTAATAGATCATTTCGACACTCGATGTTTAGGAGTTACAGCAACGCCTATTCGATCAGATGGGCACGGGCTTGGTCGCGTGTTCTCAACTATGGTTGTCGGTAAGTCAATGAGCGATCTAATCACAGACGGCAACCTATCACCATACGCTGTTTACTCGACGCCGGAGGATATAAACTACGACGAGATAAAGCGTATCCAGTCTGGCGAAAGCAAGGGCGACTACAATGCGCGCGACCTTGAGAAACAGATGGACAAGCCTAAAATCGTTGGGCGAGCTGTTGAACATTATGAGAAATACGCAAAAGGCAAAAGCGCGTTAGTGTTTGCAGTATCTATAGCGCACTCTGATCATATTGCGGATGAATTTTGTCGCGCTGGCTATAAGTTCGTTTCGATTAGCGGAAAAACAGACGACTCGTTACGATATAAAGCCGTTGATGATTTGCGAAACAAGCGAATAGACGGTATTGTGAATTGCGACCTTTTCGGCGAAGGAACCGACATAACCGGCGTTGAGGTCGTTATCATGATGAGGCCAATATCTGAGCTAGCATTCAGCCTGTTTAGCCAGCAAGTCGGTCGAGGGTTGCGGTTATCTGAGGATAAAGATCAAGCCATCATCTTGGATATGGTCGGTAATTTTCAGCGCCACGGATTTCCAGAAGATAAAACAGACTGGACTCTCGATGATAGAGAAAAACGTAGCTCAAACAAAAACGATCCCGACTCGATCAAGATAAAGACATGCCCTAACTGTTTCGCAACACATAGACCCGCGCCATCGTGCCTAATGTGCGGATATGAATATCCTGTTGTTGCTGCTAGAGAGTATGAGCAAGTCGAAGGTGACTTGATTGAGCTTGAACGACAGAGGGAGATTGACAGTAGGCGCAAAGACCAAAACCAACTCATGCGCGAAGCTAAAACAGCCGAAGATCTCGCCGCGATAGACGCAAAGCTAGGATACGCTAGAGGAGCAACAGCTTATAAGAAAGCCGGTATTGAAAAGAAGCGCAAAGCGATGGCGAGGCTAAACAAAGCGATTAAGCACTATAAGGAAAACGTAGCATGGGGCGACCCTGTTGTATTCGATGCTATACTGACCAGCGCTTTCGGGGTGACAGAGCAAGACGCTAAAAAGTACGGCGCAACTAAGGCAAGCGAGCTAGTAGAATATATGCGTGAATTTCTTGAGCTAAGAAACTCGCAAGTAGAGCGCCCGTATAGTAATATGAATTTTCAATACACAATCGACGCGATAAGGGGAGACAATCTTGGATTTTAAAACACAAGTTCATCAGCATCTAGAGAAATACAAACAGATCTATTTGCCGCGATTCATAACAGAAACCACACGAGATCCTAGTCAGTTCGTGCAGACTAGCAAGATACTGCAAGACCCTGTATTGCTCACGTTTGACTCAGTGCGCAGGATTGATAAAGCTGGATCAATAGTTGACTTTATAGTCAAGCGAGGCGAGTCTGAGTTATGGATTGGATTATGGGATAAGCGAGGCGATCTTAGTACAGAACAAGTTGCGGCGATTGAAAACGCTAACGTATCGTATGTTGCAATGTTTAGCTGGATCATGGAGGATTCTGCGGAACAGTCTGTTAACAGAGGATTCGTCAAAGACGATAAACTCCCACAAGGTAAGTTACAGACAATCTACTGGATTCACCACAAAAAACACGGGTGGCACTATGACACGATCAAGCAAGAAATCAGAGTATAGCGTTGCTCAGAGGGTGCGGCTAGACTGTTCTGAACAATTTAGAACGGTTCTGTTTAGGAATAACGTAGGTGTTTTTGAGGCGAAGAGCGGCCAATGGGTGCGGTATGGTCTAGCTAACGAATCAAAGGAGATGAATAAGAACATCAAATCGAGCGACTATATCGGGATGGCTCCGGTGGTTATTACGCCTGAAATGGTAGGCAGAACCGTTGCTGTATTCACTGCAATAGAAACCAAGAAAGAAGGATACAAACCAAGCGGTAAAGCTCAAGCGGAGCATCACGCAGCACAGCAAAGATTTTGTGATCTAGTGTTGAGAAATGGAGGAATAGCTGGTATAGTGGATTCCTCAGAAAAAGCAGTGGAGTTGATTAAAGAATGGCTAGCTCAAGCAAACGAAAAGGTTCAGTAAAGACGGTTGAATGGTGGAAACACCTTAGATGGCGTAAGCGAGACCAAAACAAGC